CTATCCAGGCATAGCCCCATAGCCCACTCATGCAGCCTATCCAGGCATAGCCCCATAGCCCACTCATGCAGCCTATCCAGGCATAGCCCCATAGCCCACTCATACAGCTCACCAGGCATAGCCTCATAGCCCACTCATACAGCTCACCAGGCATAGCCTCATAGCCCACTCATACAGCCTATCCAGGCATAGCCCCATAGCCTTGGTATGGTCGGTCGCTCAATGGTCGATAGTGTGTAATGTTATAACATGTAACACGTCTCTCACGTGCTACACCAACGATTATTCCCATCAAAATCAATGACTTACATTACTAGCACGTCACTGGCGTGTAAGACCAGGGGGGTACTCAAACGATTCTAGCACGTCTCTGACCGACCCGCGCCTTCCTTCTTTTCACGCGAAATCCGTTTTGAAGTGTTTCCCGATGGACAAAAACCACGAATGACCATGAAGTTAGCGATGGGAATGTTCCCAAACCATGAAATGTGAAATAGGGAACGTTCCCATGACGGGTTCTTAGCAAGTATGCGTTAGATACTATTCACCAGATAATAAGTCATGGGTAAAGTTTTTACTCACCCTGGTTGAAATATCGTGGGGATAGGTATAAAGTTTTCCCCACCAAGATATAGTTAGTGTGAGGAATGAATGAGTAAATCAGTGAGGGATAATCCACCGGATTCGGTGAGATATGCTGGATTCAGCGAGCAGGACAGATACCGAACGCTCTATGATGACATCACGGCAAATGGGACCGTCATCCACTATGTGGACCGCCATGCGTTGGGCGAACTCGCCGTCAGTCTATGCCAGATGGACTATCTCCGGCAAGATATCAATGAGAGGGGCGTGGCCATGGAGGTTGAGGGTGACCGGGCCAGAGTGACCAAGCGCAACCCCTCACTCGACGCTATCCAGAGACTTTACCCTGTGGTTATGAAACTGTTCGGCGAGTTCAAAATGACCCCCAATTCTCGGGGTAAGAATTTCAGCGGTACTGGGGAAACCCCCGGTACGAAGGATGATGGGTTCGGGGAGGTTTGATATGAGTGAATTACTGAGTAACACCCCACTGGGTTGGTATCGACTCGGCACCCGTCTTCGCAAGAAGTCTGGGTCATCCTGGCAGGGCCGTGTGGTCGGCTACTACTCTACCAACCTGACCCCTGTTGGTTACTGCATAGAGAGTGAGCGTGAACCAGGGTCTGTGCAGATATACCCTGCCAGTGCTCTGGAGTATGTGGAGACTCCATGAACTACGAGAAGAAGCTGAAAGCGATGGGTCTGTCTCTGGACGACTACGCCTTCCCTGAGCTGACTCCGGGTGACCAGGATTGGCGGTGGGCTCACAAGTACTGCCATGACATTTTGAAGGGGATTATTCCTTCATGCACGTCAATGAAGTGGGCAGCCGAGCGGCATTTTCGTGACCTGACAAACAGTGATTTTTATTTCGATGAAGTCGCGGCTAACTCGATTGTTGCCTGGTTCAGATTCTGCCCCATCATCAAGGGCTCCCGAGCTGGTCAGCCAACCACACTTGACCCATCACAGATATTCATTGCCTGCTCGGTGATGGCGTGGAAGTGGGCTGAAGACCGGTTCGAGGTAGACGAGGACACAGGTGTGATGATGCAGACTCGTCACGCTCACAAGCGTCGATTCAACCAGATGTACGCACAGGTGAGCCGTAAGTACGGCAAGACCACGTTCACGGCTGGGCTCATCCTCTACATCATGTTCAAGTACGGGTATGGCCCCAGGGCCTTCTCATTGGCTACCAAGCGGGACCAGGCTAAGGAGGTGTGGCAGGTGGCTTGGAAGATGATTAAGTTGTCCCCACGGCTCTCCCAGATCTTCCAGCCACGGGCCAATGACATCCTCATGCCGGACAAGGCCGGTGAGTTCAAACCACTGGCGAGCGACAGTAACAGCCTCGACGGTCTGGACCCCGTGGTTGCGTGTCTCGATGAGTGCCACGCCATCAAGGACCGGAACCTGTATGGGGTGTTGATATCCGCCTTTGGTGCCAACGAGGGTGGGGAGTTCCTCTTTGCCGTCATCACCACTGCTGGATTCATACTCGATGGGCTATGCACGGATTTATATAAAAACGGTAAGAGGGTGCTTGACCCGAAAGACCCAACCACTCAGGACAATTACTTCTACGCTATATTTGAGATCGACAGTGATGATTCCTGGGATGACGAGCGGGCGTGGTTCAAATCCAACCCAGGTCTTGTCTTTGGAAGACCCTCACTTCAATATCTCCGGGATCGTTATCAAGAAGCGAAGATGAGTGTCCAGGAGCGCGGGAATTTCATAACTAAGCACCTAAATATCTTTGTAAATTCTTCAGACCGTTTTCTTGACATAAATGAATTAATTTTAAATCGTGTTCAAGGACTTGATATTAACGACTATCTTGGTAAGAAGTGTTGGGTCGGAATTGACAGGGCAATGATCCACGATATTACCAGTTTCGCCATGCTTTTCCCTGATTCTGACGGTGGAGTAACTGTGTTCTGGATAAATCTTCTTCCACAAAAAACAATTGATTCAGTGGGAGACTATTTGAAAAGTGTTTATCATAAAGCTGTTGATTCTGGTGACCTTCGTGTAGTTCTCAGCCCGACAGTTCGAGATGAAGACATCAAGCGAGTTATTGAAGAAATAAGCAATAAATTCAAAGTTGAACATTTTTGTTTCGACCCTTGGCACCTTACCGAGTTGTCAACTGATATGAGTAATTTAGGATTCCCCATGTTGTCTGTATCACAGGGTACATCGAACATGAGTGAACCGGCCAAAAAAGTAGAGGCTTTGGTTAAGGAAGGTCAACTCAGATATAACTCTGGATTATTTGAGTACGCTTGTGGTTGTGCCATGATAAACATCACTCGTCAGAATAACGTCCAAATTTATCGTGAAGATGTTCGTAATGATAAAATAGACCCACTGATAAGTTTAATAATAGCGTTGAGTGCTGCAACACTCTTGAACCCTGATAAAAACGTTTATGAAGAAAGAGGCTTTCTCTTCCTTTAAGTTGTGGTATGCTTGTGATGTGGCTAGGTTTAGCGGCCGAAAAGACACTGCGCTGAGTGTCCCGCCACATCACTCTTCCAGCGAACCTTCAGCGAGGTTGTCAATGCGAAAACTCACCACTCAAGAATTTATAGACCGTGCTCGTGCTATCCATGGGAATAGATATGGCTACAGCATGGTTGAGTACAATGATTCGAAAAAGAAAATTCTAATCCACTGCCCTGACCATGGAATATTTGAACAGACACCTAACACTCACTTAACCGGTAGTAAATGCCCTGCTTGTTCTCAAATTTTAAAATCAGCCTCATTGAAACTTACCACTCAAGAATTTATTGATAGTGCTCGTGCCGCCCATGGTTGTAAGTATGACTATACGTTTTCTGTGTACCAGTCAGCACATGAGAAAGTAGTTATCCAATGCAATGAACATGGGTTGTTTTATCAAACACCGAACAGTCACCTCAGTGGAAAAGGTTGCCCCGGTTGTGGTCAAAAATCAACATCACACTCATTAAGGTCAACAACTCAAAAGTTCATTGAAAAAGCAAGATATGTTCATGGACCTGACAAATATGACTACTCACAGGTGAGATATATTACAATTAACAAAAAAGTAACTATCATCTGCAAAAAACACGGTGAGTTTAAACAAACACCTCACAACCATGTTTCTGGTCAGAATTGTCCTTCTTGTTCAGATAAGAGGCACACTACTGATATGTTCATAGAAAACGCAATAGACGTTCATGGACATGGTGTATTTGACTACAGTACTGTTAATTACAAGCAGGCGCACCAAAAAGTAATTATTAACTGTCCTGAGCACGGACCATTCAGTCAAACACCGAACAGTCACCTCAATGGAAAAGGTTGTCCGGGTTGTGGTAATGGTGGGTTTGACCGGACTAAACGTGGTTATCTATACATGCTTCGGTCTCGTTGTGGTCGCTATGTAAAAATAGGTATCACACACGACCCTGACCGCCGTCACGCTCAGTTAGCTAAATCAACACCATTCGAGTTCAAGAGAATTGAACTGATAGAAGGCCCTGGTTCATGGGTAGCCGATATGGAGAAGAAGCTACTCAGCATGAGTGAACCAGTTGTGTTTCAGCAATCCTTTGACGGCTATACTGAATGGCGATTGTGGTCTGAAGAGTTACGTAATACACTGACATCATTTTAACAAGAGAATCATCCATATGGGACTGTTTAGCGGATTGAAAAATCTGTTTTCTGACGGCAAGACCCCCCATCAGAAATCTGACCCACCGGTGAGTGCGGGAGCTATCACCCTCGACATGCTCACATCTGGTTCCTATAACAGTAGTCTGGCCCTCAAGATAGAATGTGTCTATGCGGCCATCAGGGACAAGAGTGAAACAATCGGGCAAATTCCGCTGAAGCTCTATCGTAAGGAAACGGGCAAAGCCCGCGAGACCATCGAGTCCAACCGTAACTATAAGATCTTCACGCAAACACCTAATTCGTATATGACCATGCAAGGGTTTCTTGAAATGCTGGTTGTATCGATGGAGAGATTCGGAGCCTTCTACGCTTATATCGAGCGGAATGACCGAGGCTCTGTCATGAGCATTGTTCCGTTTCGTAATCAAGCTAACGTGCGCCCTCAGATGGACGTCAATGGTAATGTCTACATGACATACACCCGCAATGACGGTACCCTGGGTGATGCCTATAAGCTGGAAGATCTATTCATCGTCAAGGGTTTCACGCTGGATGGGTATACCCCGGTCAGCCCGATGATGCAGACAGCTTCGCTGCTCGGTATTGCTCAGGCACAGGAAGAGAGTCAGCTCGAAACTCAAACCAACGGGATTACGTCCCAGATGGCGCTGAGTACTGACCAAATATTTAATGATGATGGGGCCAAGCAACGGCTGAAAACGGAGTGGGAGTCGTATCGTGGTCCTGCTGGCCGTTCTCGTGTGCCAATCTTCGAGCAGGGACTTAAACCCATATCGTTGAAGCTCACCCCGGCTGAAACCGAACTACTGAAGAACCGGGAGTATACTGTCAACCGAATTTGCCGTACATGCCGGGTGCCCATTCATCGCGTCGGTGTTCAGCAGTCGGGGTCTGGTTCAGTTAACATGTTCGATCTCGACGAGGCTTACATGAGGGATAGTTTGAATC